CTTAATCAACAACACTACAGATGTAAATGGTTCTGTTGCTGATCTATCAGTGCAAAGCCTCACATTTAATGTGAATGGCACAATCGCAATAACAACATCATAAACAACTAACTAAGGGGCTAATCATGGCAAGACTAAAGATCGTTCGTACAGATGGAAGCGTATTAGAAGGCGAGATAACTCCAGCAGTGGAGTACTCATTTGAGCAGTACGCTAAAAAGGGTTTCCACAAGGCTTTCCGCGATGAGGAAAAGCAGTCGGATGTGTATTGGTTGGCATGGGAAGTCACACGCAGGTCAGGTGAAACTGTTAAGCCGTTCGGGATTGAGTTTATTGAGACACTTAAAAGTGTAACGGTCGAGGACTCAGACCCTTTAGCTTAAAGCGCGATCTTCCGTTCACCTACTTAATTGCTAGGCTAAGCATTAGGTTAGGGATCGCGCCACAGCAATTATTAGAACTAGATCGCAACATGCTCAATGCATTGTTTGCAGGTCTAGCAGAGGAAGCAAAGGAGATCAGCGATGCCAGCAAGCGTCAAAGGCGGCGTTGAACTTCGTAAGGCTCTTAAAACTTTTACTCCAGATCTTGCTAAAGCATTGCCTAAAGAAGTAGGTGCAGCTTTGAAGCCAATTACTAAATCTGCACGAGGCTACCTGCCAGATCAGGGTGAAGTACTAAGCGGATGGCTACCTCGTCAAATGACAGAAGGTAACTTTCCTACTTACAATGCTCGCATAGTCAAGGCTGGCATTGGTTTCAAGACAACACCATCTAAGCCTAATCGCAAAGGCTTTAGATCCCTTGCTCGCGTATTTAATAAGACTGCCGCTGGAGCAATCTATGAAACTATGGGGCGTAAGACTCCATCATCAAGATTTGTGCAAAATCAAAATGATAAGTTTGGGCAAAATATTAAGGGTAAAGGCAAGATGGAAGGTCGAGCCCTATACCGCGCTTATGAAGAAAACAATGGCAAAGCTAGAGTTGCTGTCCTTCAAGCCATTACATCTGCCGCTAATAAACTTAATGCTAGAGCGACAGTGAGAGGCTAACCATGGCAAATATAGTTATTGATATTGCATCCGAATTTACTGGTGCTAAAGCCTTCAAGCAAGCAGATTCGGCAACGGATAAACTTACTAAAAATGTCAAAAAACTTGCTGCAACCGTTGGACTTGCTTACTCGACAACAAGGGTTCTAGCCTATGCAAAGTCCTCTGTTAAAGCTGCTGCTGCCGATCAAAAGGCACAGCAACAGCTAGCACTAGCTTTAAAGAATGTTGGGCTAGAACGAGATGCAGCTACCTCAGAAGCATTGATCCAACGCTTGCAGAGCGAATATGGCATTGTCGATGATCTTCTACGCCCTGCCTATCAAGCACTGGCTATAGCCACACGCGACACAGCAGAAAGCCAAAGGCTTCTCAATTTATCTTTAGACATTAGTGCTGCAACTGGCAAGGATCTTGGATCAGTAACGGCTGCACTTAGTAAGGCTTACTTAGGAAACAACACAGCACTCACCCGATTAGGTGTAGGCATATCTAAGGCAGACCTTAAAACTAAATCTTTTTATGACATAACTACAGATTTACAAGATACTTTTAAGGGGTCAGCGACAGCAGCAGCCAATACCTTCCAAGGTTCAATGGACAAGCTTGGTGTTGCCTCCGCCAATGTTTCCGAGATTATCGGCACAAGTTTGATCGATGCTCTAAAAGGTTTAGGTAATCAAGACTCTGTTGATAATTTAGCCAGCTCAATGGAAAGAGTCGCACAAAGAACAGGCGATGTAATTCGTGGCGTTGGTGTTTTAATTGGTAAGTTAAAGCAACTCCCGGGAATGCCTGACTTTAGCGTTTTGTATGATATCTCTTACTTACGCCTGTTAGAGAAAATAGGTTCAGCTTCTCGCGCTGGATCTGCTGGTGGATTTCCACAAGGCCCTCCATCTGATCTAACACGACAATTTCCAACTACTCAAACTAAGACAGACAAAACTGCAAAAGAAACTTTGAAGATTAATAAAGAGTCTTTAAAACTTGCTAAGGCAAGAGCAACCTTTGACCTACAAAAGATCCAGATCGAGGCAGCACTAAAGGGTAAAATCTCAGCAGAAGATGCTATTCGCCTAAAGCTTATGAAGGCTATTGAAGACGAAAACATTGCCAACATTGACAAGTACCAGAAGGCTTTAGAAGTAGCACAGACAAAAACTAAAGAATTAGCAGATGCTCTTGCTGCTATCAAGGCAAGCGAAGCGGCTAATCCTTTTGCTAAGTGGGCAGACTATGTCAAAGAAGCAATCGAGTTAACTAATACTGTGGCACAGGCTTCATTAAAGGCTGGCATAGAAGCAGGTGCAAGTCTTTCACAGGCTTTGTCAGGTGCTCGTTATGCAGCTCAAGGCGCAGCCGCAGCAGAAGCAGCAGCGAACGCAGCGGCGATTGCTGGAGCATACGGATCAGCAGCAGCGGCAGCAAACAAAGCAGCCGCAGATCAAGCAGCAGCACTTGCAGCACAGACTAAAGCAGCTCAGGATGCTTTAGTGGCAGGTTCAAAAGCCGCACAAGATGCACTTGCAGCACAAACTAAAGCTGCACAAGATGCAGCAGCTGCGCAAGCCGCGCTTTTAACAGCAGGATCAGCAGAACAAAAAGCAGCTCTAGAAGCACAACTCAAAGCACAACTTGAATTTCTAGCAGCTCAATCTGCCGCACAGATGGCAGCATTGAAAGCACAACTTGCAGCACAGGCGGCAGCAGATAAAGAATTATTGGATGCATCGCAAGCAGCAGCAGAAGCGGCATTTATCTTAGGCACTAATGATTCTGCTACACGCAATGCAGCAATCCTCGCAGCCCAAGCAGCAGCGCAAGCAGCAGCATCGGCGGCAGCACTTGCAGCAGCAGAACAAGCATCAGCATCCAGCGCAGCCAGTAGCGCGGCAGCTACAACAGTAATTATTAATGTTGAAGGCTCTGTTATTGCTGAGAATGACCTTGCAACTATTGTCAATGACGCAATCAATAATTCCTCAGTGGCAGGTAATGCTGTTGGTTACAATCGAACTGCAACAACTATGGCTATTGCATGACGCTTCCAGCAACAATAAATGTATCAATTAACTTTGCCAATGGCCCTAGTTATGGCATACCTCTAACCCTTAACGATCCTGTCGATGGCATCCTAGATCAAAATGTTCTGGCTGAGAGTTCAGCCTTAATTATTGATTACTCAAATCGCAGCACAAATATCGCCATTCGTAGAGGTCGCAATCTTTTGCAAGATACTTATGATGCAGGACAAGCTACAGTCAAGATCTTAGATCCAGACGGTGACTTCAATCCTCAGAACACACTTTCGCCGATTTATGGCTACTTGCAACCTGGGCGCAAGCTGCGCATTTCAGCAGATTATAGTGGCACTACCTATTACCTATTCTCAGGCTATACATCGGATTACAGATACACATATCCACAAGGCCAAGAAACAGCCTATGTAACTGTTACGGCCTTTGATGCCTTTAAGATCTTTAACACTGCCGCTGTTAGTACGATTGCTGGCACTTCAGCAGGTCAGACTACAGGCACTCGAATTAACAAGATTCTAGACGAGATCTCATGGCCTGCTGGCATGCGTGATATTGACACAGGCGCGACTACTTGTCAGGCAGATCCAGCTACTTCTAGGTCTGCTCTTACAGCTATTAGAACTGTAGAACTGACAGAATATGGTGCTTTTTATATCAATCCTGAAGGCAATGCAGTCTTTCAGGATCGCCCATTCACTGTGTCTTCGATTAGTGGCACTCCAACAGTGTTTAATCAAGATGGCACAGGAATTAACTATGCCAATTTGAAGTTTGCCTTTGATGACAAGCTTGTCTATAACCAAGCTAATGTGACTAGGACAGGCGGCACTGTCCAGACTGCCTCGGATGCAGCCTCCATTGACACTTACTTCTTGCACTCTTACACAGTAGGCAACCTGCTAATGGAGACAGATGCAGAAGCTCTAAATTTTGCTGAGGCTTATGTGGCTAGTCGTAAAGACACAGACATTCGCATCGATTCCATGACTTTGGATCTAAACACCCCTAGTTACACAGCTGGGGTTATCGCTGGACTTAGCCTTGATTATTTCGATCCTGTAACTATTACAAATGAAACACCACAGGGATCAACAATAACTAAGACTCTACAGATCCAAGGCGTATCCCATGACATTACCCCTAACTCATGGATTACAAACTTCACCACAATGGAACCAATTATTGATGGCTTCATCTTAAACTCGGCATTATACGGTATTCTAGACACTAGCGTTTTAAGTTACTAAGGAGAAAAAATGGCAGCAGGACTCGGATTTAAGACCTTTCTCAGTGGGGATGTCTTATCAGCAGGGGATGTAAATGGTTATCTCATGCAAGGAGTGCTTGTATTTGCAAGCGCAGCAGCTCGCGATGCTGCAATTACATCGCCACAAGAAGGACAATACGCATATTTGAAAGATACAAATGTGACATATTATTACAGTGGTTCGGCGTGGGTATCCGCATCTGCATCATCGCCATTAACAACAAAGGGCGATGTTTATACTTTCTCTACAGTTGATGCAAGACTGGGAGTAGGAGCTAATAACACTGTCCTTACTGCCGACTCAGCTCAGGCAACTGGACTAAAGTGGGCTACACCAACGGCAGCTGCTCCAAATGGTTACACATTATTAAACTCAGGTGGTACGACTTTGTCAGGATCATCAACGGTAACAATTAGCGGAATTTCAAATGTGACAAGCCTTATTATTATGACTTTTGATGCCTCATCATCAGCAAGCCAAACAATAAGCGTGAGAATTAACGGAGACAGCACCGCAAAATATAACACGGCAGGATTAGAATTCACCGCTAGTACGGCCGCTCAATGGTGGGGCGAAAGTACTTCGGAATTAACCTGTGCAAACTTATCAAATAACTCCGCTTCAGTTGCTTACATAGCTGTCACGATTGACTCAGCGGCCTCAACCGCGTTCAAGCGTGTTTCAGTAAATGGCATGGCAAGTGCAGGAGGTGGCAGCGGTCAAAAAGGTTATGTGCACCAAGGTCGTTATGAAGGCACAGCGGTAGTAACAAGTGTTTCATTAGTTTCAACAGCCAATTTCGATGCAGGAAAAGTCTATGTATATGGAGCAAGCGTATGACATACAATGAGAAAATAATCAACCTACAAACAGGTGAAGAAACAATTCGTCAATTTACAAGTAAAGAAATCACAGAACTTGAAGCAATAAAAAACAAATTTGCAGCAGAGCAGGTTTCTAACAATTTAGCTAAGCAAGCTGTACTAGACAAGCTCGGACTATCTGCCGATGAAGTAGCTGCATTACTGGGATGAAGCCAAGATTAAGTCACGCAGGGGTACAGTTACGAAAGCAAATCGATGACTCGTTCCCAGATCGTGACCGCACATCGGATGGTTGGATCGGCGATACCAGACACGCTGCTCGCAAGTCTGATCATAATCCAGATGAGCAAAATTGGGTTCGTGCCTGCGATTTCGACCGTGACTTATTTAAGGGGTCAAAGCCAGACATCATGGGCGATCTTGCAGATCAGCTTCGTACCTTATCAAAGTCAAAAGCAGACACGCGTATTGCTTACATCATATTCGATGGATCAATTTGCTCGAAGATCCTCAACTGGAAATGGCGCAAGTACAAGGGCGCGAACAAACACACTAAGCACATGCATGTTAGCTTTAAGAAGGAAGCTGACAATAACGCGGCTTTTTTTCAAGTATCTATGTTAGGCGGAGAATAATGAATGAACTAAAGACAGCAGCAGGCTCATGGGGCAGAGCGTTTCTAGTAGCAGTTATCTCAATGGCAGCAGCTGGGGTTACAGATCCTAAAGCACTCATTGCAGCAGGTATTGCTTCAATCCTGCCACCTGTACTGCGATACCTCAATGTCAATGATCCTGCTATGGGCTTAAAGAAGTGACACAGTCCGACTTCTTTACGCTCTACCTTGCTACAATCGTTGCACTAGGTGGCTTGTCTGGTTATGTCATTACGCACCTGTTGTCTGAAATAAAAAGACTAAACTCGCGTGTTGATGAGATCTATAACATCTTGCTTGACAGGTAACATTGTGCTATGGCAAGAAAAGCAACTAAGGCATTAGAGGAGCAAGGCTACTCAAAGCTTGATGCATACTGCATTGGGCTTTATGAGTATTTTACCTCATTAAAGCGAGCAGGCTTTGCAGAAGATATTGCCATGTTTATGATTACTGAGCCACAGGCTTACCCTCACTGGATTTTGCCAGATGGCATACCTCCAGAGAAGCTTGGCGATTATTACGATGAGGACGATGATTAAAAAACGCTATCTGGTTATCTCGGATCTACAGATCCCCTATCACCATGAGCAAGCTGTTAAGAATCTGATCAAGTTAGTGAAGCGTGAGAAGTTTGACCTAGTACTAAATACAGGTGATGAGCTTGACATGCAGTCACAGAGCCGCTGGGCACAGGGCACTAAGTTGGAGTGGGAGGGCACATTAGATGCTGACAGAAGCCTTGCGCAGAATATTCTGTATGACCTCGGCACAACAGATGTCACTCGAAGTAATCACACAGACAGGCTCTACCACACGCTATTACGCGCTCCTAGCCTCATTGGACTCCCAGAGCT